ACGCATTACCGGCGTAGCACCAGAAACTACCGATTTCGGCTCGATCAGTTCAGTCGGGCTGTAAGTCGCGCCGCAGACTTCACAGTTATCGCCGTATTGATCTGGCGCTTTACATTTAGGGCAGGTGCCTTTTACAAAACGGTCCGGCAGGAACATGCCTTTTTCCGGGTCGTACAGCTGAGAGATAGTGCGGTTTTTAATAAAACCGTTCTCTTTCAGGCGAGTATAGATAAGCTCAGACAACTGACGGTTCTCTTCGCTGTGCGTCGAGTGATAGTTGTCATAGCTGATGTTAAAGCCTGCGAAATCAGTCTGGTGTTCCTGACTCATTTCGCCAATCATCTGCTCCGGTGTGATACCAAGCTGCTGTGCTTTCAGCATGATCGGCGTACCGTGGGCATCGTCGGCACAGATGAAATTAACCTCGTGGCCGCGCATTCGCTGGTAACGAACCCAGACATCAGCCTGGATGTGCTCCAGCATATGGCCGAGGTGGATTGAGCCGTTAGCGTACGGCAGCGCGCACGTCACCAGAATTTTCTTCGCGACTTGGGTCATAGTAGGCATTACTTCTTTGTAGTGAAAAGGGGCTTGATAGTAACAAAATGGCCTTATGTCTGCCATGTGATAACAGCATTTCTCATAAATGATTAAATGTCGTAGCTGGAGTACACTACAAGGCGACAATTGCGCAAATTAAAATAAAGGAGACGGGATGAGCGAGTCCAAATCGCCGGATGCCCTGAGAGCAATGGTAGCCGGTACGCTGGCTAATTTTCAGCACCCAACCCTGAAACACAACCTGACTACGCTTAAAGCGTTACACCATGTTGCGTTGATGGATGACACACTGCATGTCGAACTAATCATGCCTTTCGTGTGGAATAAGCCTTTTGAAGACCTGAAAGAGCAATGTAGTGGTGATCTGCTCCGTATCACTGGCGCAAAGGCTATTGACTGGAAGCTGTCGTACAACATTGCCACGCTTAAGCGCGTCAAAAACCAACCAGGCATTAATGGCGTTAAGAACATTATCGCCGTCAGCTCAGGCAAAGGCGGCGTGGGTAAATCCTCCACGGCGGTAAACCTGGCACTGGCGTTGGCTGCTGAAGGTGCGAAAGTTGGTATTTTGGATGCCGATATCTATGGTCCATCAATTCCAACCATGCTGGGCGCGGAAAACCAACGTCCAACCTCACCTGACGGTACTCACATGGCACCTATCATGTCTCATGGCCTGGCAACCAACTCTATTGGTTATCTGGTCACCGACGACAATGCAATGGTGTGGCGTGGACCGATGGCCAGCAAGGCGCTGATGCAGATGTTGCAGGAAACTCTATGGCCTGATCTGGACTATCTCGTTCTCGATATGCCGCCGGGCACTGGTGATATTCAGTTGACGCTGGCGCAGAACATTCCTGTAACTGGTGCGGTTGTGGTAACTACGCCGCAAGACATCGCGCTGATCGATGCGAAGAAAGGCATTGTGATGTTCGAAAAAGTCGAAGTGCCGGTACTGGGTATCGTCGAAAACATGAGTGTGCATATTTGCAGTAACTGCGGTCATCACGAGCCAATTTTTGGCACCGGTGGCGCACAGAAACTGGCCGAGAAATACAACACGCAGTTGTTAGGCCAAATGCCACTTCATATCTCTCTTCGTGAAGATCTGGATAACGGAACACCAACCGTTATTAGTCGTCCAGATAGCGAATTTACGGCTATTTATCGTGACCTCGCAGATCGCGTTGCTGCCCAAATGTATTGGCAAGGTGAAGTAATACCTGGCGAAATCGCATTCCGCGCAGTGTGATAAAAAGGCGGTGCATTGCACCGCCTAATCAGTTCTCCTACATCACGGGACAATCATCAAACTCGCCACTTCTTGCGTCGTTGATAATGTGAGTGATCACACCAAACACGGCATTGCTGCCCGTGCATCCATCGTCATCCTTTGGCAATGCTTCCTTCTTACCGGTTCTTAAATCCTCCAGATGCTGACGTGGATACTTCCGGTATCTTTTTACGCGATATTCCCCATCCAGAGCGCATACAAGCAGAGAACCATCAACCGGGGTAAGTGAGGAATCGACCACCAGCAATGCACCCTGTAATATTCCCTCACGATGATGACTATCAGCTGCCCTCATGAAGTAGGTCGCTGAAGGATGTCTAATTATCTGCTGATCAAGAGAAATACGGCTCTCAGCATAATCCGCCGCAGGAGAAGGGAAGCCCATAATACTCGCCTCTTAATACTGTATATGCATACAGTATATGTTGAAGCTATATATTTTTGAACTCTATCTCTTAAAAAAGATGTTAATAAGATGCTAACTATTGAAAGGCATAAATATATACAATTCCAACAAACGTTATTTTTAACAAATTTTTTCTCTCCGTTGACTTTTGCGAAAGCCTTGTCTGGCCTAAATTGCGCGGAAGCTACTTTTTCCTTACAGAGTTATCCACAGAGTTATGCACTTGCATGTATAACCTATACACACTATCTTAATTCGCAAGACACTGATGTTGCGGTATTGAAGGTTCATTGGGTTAAAAATAGACATTAAAAAGCCCAGTTGACTAGGCTGGGCTTTTTAAAAGGAAACAGAGTTTGCGGCTCTGTTCCTGAGCCATAAGTATCTGGCGACTGAATTAAGATTAACCGAATGTACTGGATTCATCAAGAAACGTTGAGTGGTCATACCAGGTAATAATGGCCATTTACTAAACATCGTTGTTCTCAAAGAAGATTTAAGTCCAGGTTTTTGGTGACTCTAAAACCTTACCTTAACTCGAAATCGTGCCGTAAGTATCTGGCGACTACAGATATTGCAACTGCAAAGGCAAGCCCAAAGGTATTTGCAGCTAGGCGCGATAAAACTAAGTGAGGCCTGTTATGGTTAACTTACTGTTCAAAATCGTGCCGCCGATGTTCGCGATTATCAAAGCGATCATTGAGTACGTAAACCAGCGTCCATAACGCTAGTTGCTACAGGCCCCATCAAGAGCATGGGGCCTCTTTATCGTACTATTGCTTATTTTTTACGGACTGAGTTGTTCACTGCTCTGGCAATCTTCTCCCGCAATTGCTGCGTTCCGTGATACGTAACCGCAATATCCCGCAACTCGTTCACTAGTTCTCGAATTTGGTGATCTTTAAGCTCATTATTTGGGTGATTGGTAACAACTCTGGTTAATTCCCCCTTGTCTTTTGCTCTTACGTATGCAGCTCTTGTGCATTCGACCCATGTATTACCACCTACATTAACTTCGTAGATTAGGCTGGACTTATCTGTCAATTCGGAACAAATACGGGCCGTGGTCTGGCAACTAGAGCATTCGCAGTTATCGCGGAAACCGTGATCTACCGGTCGAGAAAGAGGTTTAACTTTTTCATCCAACTTCATCACAGCATCGTGATAAGCGTTCCAGCCGTCATCTTTACCAAGTTGATAAATCTCTGAAGGCTCCATGTAGTCTATATCGCAACCATCTTCATCTGATCTATCTGGTCGTTTCCCTGGTAATCGCTCATAAAAACGATTTCTGTCTCGACGTTCGGCTCTCAGTGCTAACGCAAGAAGTTGCTCAAGCGAGGTATTCGCACCAGCAATAATTTCATTGAGAATATCTTCTGTGAGATCTTTCGCTACCGTGCTCATTTATCTCTCTCAGTATGTTGCGATGGCGTAAATTTGACGACATCAAATATTTTGGATGGCATCAACTTTATCCGCGAGCTTAGTTCGGCTCTTCTCTGTAATGCGGTTAATAATGTTTTCGTTCTGACGCCTTCGTGTATCCTCATCCCTGGCACAAGGACTACATCGCAGGGGAGATGCTCAGGTGACAAATCATTTTGGGCATCACCAATAAGTCGTGTAATCTCTCTTTCAAGCCGACCGCCTAGCTCTGTTTTAGTGCAATGTTCTGACCAATCGCCAGCCTCAAGCAGCGCGAGAATGCTTAAAATATCGTCCAATAGATCAGTGGTATTATCGACTTCCTTCTGAAGCTCACCGGCTACTGATTTATGCATCATTCGTCATCCTCATCCGAGTCATCCTCATCACAGAATGAAAGTAGTGGGCTAGTCATTCGCCCTACTTGAGTGGCGTAGCCACGCCGACAGAGATTGCGCAGCACACTGTATATTTCGAACATCTCGGTTCGTTCATCGCCAACATCAAGCTCAGATGCTATAGCGTGGCATTCAGTCGCGAGAGCCGATATTTTCTGAAATAACTCTGCATTATTCACTGTTCGACTCCTGCGGCGTTCTGGTAGTTGCATCCAGTGTGTGACATTGCTAATCAGACCATATTCATTAGTTTGAGGATGGTTGCCGTTATCGTCTCCGTATTTAAGACTCTCCATAAAGCCATAATGCCTATCACCATTAACGCTCACAAAGCCGTAATAAGCAGGTATAACGCCGATCTCACACGTAACCAGTAAAGGAAAACTAGTTCTCCAATTTAGCTCGCCAATTACAGGCATTCGCTCACTACAGCTTATCCAACCATCCTTAGATGCGGCTGTATTGGCATAGGCCTTACGGTGCTTCTGTAGCTCTGTTGCAATCGCTCTCACGACTTCAACTGGTGCCCTTGCAGCAAACTCAATGTTGGTGATCAGCTCATTAAGATATTTCTCGCTTGGGTAGCATTTCTTATTGTTAATGGTGGTCATTAGGCAGCTCTCTCAACAACAAGCAATTCGTCGTAGTCATAATCAGTTTCGGAACCATCCGTACCGAACAGAGTCACTTTGTCACCTTCCATCCATAAAGATTTAACCGCACATCGTTTGCCTTTAGATGTTATGACCACATCACCTGGGGTTACATCTTCAGCGCGAATTTCTACTGTTCTCATCATGCTGACCATCTTTGGTGAAAACGCCTGATGCAATACTGTTTATGATGCTGTCAGTACAGGGAGTAGAAAGCTGGGCATCTCCAGCTATTTTCATGACTTCGACATCCGCATATCGAATACCGAGGTGTATCAGACCTGCTATACCTGACTTAAGTCGAACATTTTCCAGAAACAGATCCTTTTCCCGCTGTTTAATGGTCTCCAGCTCAACACGCAGTTTCTCAAGCGTTAGGGCCATCTCTACGTTCTCCTGCTCAAGACGTCGGATGTGTTGCTGTCTTTTATCCAGTTCGTCCAGCAGTGCAATCACATCGGGATCACTATCATCAACTACTGTTACGCGTGATTTTTCATAATGTTCGTCTGCAAAAGTACGTCCTATCTTAAAATATCCATCATCACTCTCACCGGAGCAGGCATAAACGACATGTGCTCCAGATATGCGCTGTATTGACATTTCCTCGCCACAAACAGAGCATCTAGGCGCTGGTTTTTGTGAATAACGCTCACGTAACGCCAGGTAGTTAATCTCACTCACTGTCTATCTCCTTTACGTAGCTCGGCGGCAAAAGCTACTGCGTGATCATGATGTTCAAGTGTGTATGCACACTCCGCAAACATCTCCACGCCCTGCGCACGTACTTCAGCCAGAAAAGCATCGGTGGCTGGAGTCTCCATTAATTCGCTAACCCAATTATCTCCGTGTTCCTCGGCACACATCTCATCGAATGCTCGCTCAGATTCTTTCAGGGCTGCATTCTCCGCCGCTAATGCGTCTCTTTGCGCCCGCAACTTCTCAATTTCGGCAGCCATGTAGTAACCAACCATAGCGAAGACGGCAAAAGAGTTGTCTGCCTCATCAGGCGACACTGAGGCCATTAGCAGGCCATCGTAAAAATCGTGACTCCCATTGGTGATCGCCACCGCATAGGAGTCGTGGTTCTCGCGCTTGTGAATGAGAACTACGGGATTTTCGATTTTGTTACTCATGTGTTTTTCTCTTCTTTGCTGTTACATAAGCACTACCAAGTGCTGGTTTATTTTCACAAATAAGAAAATGTAGAAAACAATTTATTTAAGGCCATAAGTTATGGCCTTTATTTATTCATGCAGAAGGATTTGTAGCGCCTAATTGCCGGATAAAATGGGTTGAGGTGCTTGCCAGTAAGCTCCACCGTCCCATGTGAACCCCATGCGAATAAGAGTGTTTATTGCGGCTTTGGTAGACTCTGATTCGACGCTGACTTTTCGAAACTCTTGAACCTCTTTCGCCAACTTGTATGTAATTGTGCAGGGGACGATTGCAGCCCAGCCTTTCTCATGACTGTTAATGACCATCTGGATGTGACCATCCAGAATAGGTTGATCAGGCATGTTATTGAAAACGTCTGCCTGTTTTTGAATGTGAAGAAAAAGCCTTGCCAGCGCCATTTGCTCACTACGAGACAAGGGATTATCAAGAGGGCTTTTTGCAAAAGCGGCTATACGCTGTGCATCAATGCCAAACATCAGCGCACCTCACCATCTTTATGGCTGGAGTTAACTTCCGCCATTAAATGTCCGACGTAATCGACAAGAGAGCCACCTGGTGGAATCTGGCATTCCTCAACTAACTGGAAGTAGATATCCGCTGCATTACGTGTATTACTACCCTCGCATATTCTTTCTTCCCGAAGTGCATGAAGTTCGTTGATCAAACGGTCACACTCTCCGTTACGCTGATCCACAACGGCCTCAAGCTCTGCGACGCGTTCACCTGGCGTCTTACCTTCTTTGCGTTGGATGGTAACGACGAAATCGCCAATTGCAGGGACGTTGTAATCCAGCTCAAGGTAGTTTTTGGCACCGCTGCGGACGAACTCACCCGCGAACATGGTGGCGAACATCGCAGAGGCCACTTCGCCGTTGAAAAGTGACTCCAGATCTAACGGAGTCCCGGCAGCAAGAGCCTCTTTTGCTGTATCCATTGCATCCATGAACCGATCAAACTCACTAGCGCGCTTTTCCAGGTCTTTCCATTGCTCGCTCCAACGTTTGGCAACGAAGTCTATGAATGTTTTCGCGGATTCATCAAAATCCCCCTCAAACTTAACGATGCCTTTATCAATAATGATCTGGCCTACCGCATCCTCTGCATAACCTTTCAATGTAAACTTGAAAGGAAAATCAGAATGGCCTGTGACGTTAAAATGCTCTAACTGGAGGTTGTTCATGTGTTTTTCTCTTATCGTTTAGTTATTACATTCTTACACAAATTAAGTAAGTATTTACCTATCATTTAACGCGTTTGAAAACGTATACGCTGACTGTGATCCCTGTGTCTTCAAACTCGTTGGTAAACGACTTCCCTCTGGCATAAACGTAATTATCCATCGTCATCCAGTCCAGTATTGGCGCAGTGCCCGGCAATACTGCTACAAGACGCCCGCCGACTTTCAGATGCCCCAGCGCAGCCAGCGTGTGCTCTCTATGACGACCAAGCGAGTACGGCGGGTTCATAACGATTTTGTCGAACTGATAACCTGCGTTGTCCTCAGACCACTTTATGAAGTCGCAGCAAATCGTGTTCGTATACCCTTTTCCACGCAGGATATCAGCGAAGAGAGGTGCGATTTCTATGCAGGTAACATCTTCCAGATCGGCGTTAATATAGGCCAGAAGATCCCCACGTCCGGCTTGAGGCTCCAGCAGCTTCTCACCAGGCTTCAATTCAGTGGCTCTGGCAACGTACTCAGCAATCAAGCGTGGGGTAGGGTAGAACTGGTGTGATTTTGTATCCGGTATTAAACCGGTAGCCACAATCGTATTTAGCGTATGGCCGATGTCATACGGGAACTGCCAGTGCTTTTTCTCCTGCACGCCGCCAATGAAGCTCAGTGTGCGCTCAAGCTCTTCCACCTGCGACTTCTGGAGAGCTGAATCAGAGAAGTACCATACGCCTTTGTCTTTGCTCAATCGCCCGTCACGAAGCGCAGTGCGAACCGGCACGGAGATCGTCTTCTGGATTAACCCGAACTGCTTTGGTGCCCGTGTTTTTGGCGCAGTTCGGCATGGCGCGGGGATTGCAGCAGGCATACTGTAAGCCAGCACCTCATTCAACTTCCAGGCCACGTCAGGATGTATTTCAAAGTGAACGTGTCAACGACGGATGAAAAGTGATCCACTTATATCTCCACCAAC